GTCGATGATCGCAAATACCTAGCCCGAATTTGTGGCTGCACCCCAGCCTATTTAGGCAAGGCAATAGACACCCTCATAGGCCAAGGAAAGATCATCGCTGATGACCAAGGCCTAACCAATAATCGCGTAGTCGATGAGCTTACACACGCGGTCACTCGGTCCAAGTCGGCTGCGGTAGGCGCGAACGAACGTTGGCAAAAAGACCAACAAAAACAACAAACGGGCGATGCGAACGCATTTCTGACGCATCCCAAAAACGATGCTAACCAGAACCAGAACCAGAACCAAAGTAAAGTAACCCCCATACCCCCAACGCCAGAAGAGATTGCTGAGGCAGCAGCGAAGGCCGCTAAGGCCGCAAGAGATACGGCGCTGCGCGCCGAGTTCGCGAGGGGGTTTTGGCCTATCTATCCAAACAAGGTTGGGAGGCCGAAAGCAGAGACCGCTTACCTCAGAGCAAGAGGCAGGGCAGGGGCTCTGGAAATAGAGGATGGGCTTAGACGATACGTTGCCACCAAACCTCCAGATCGAAAATGGCTCAACCCGGCAACGTTTCTCAATCAAGACCGTTGGAACGACCAGCCAGCTATTGAGGAATCTGAACCAAGTTATTCAGACATCAGACGTGCAGCGCAACAGAAACTGAAGGAAATGGATAATGGGCGAAGTAATCCAATACTCCACCTCGTCGCATCTGAACGACCGTGACACGCTTCTGGCCATTGAGGCAATCACGGGAATGCTGGAAAGCTATGCCCAGCGCCCGCCGGGGATGCCTGATTTTGTGAGGGCATTCGTTGGGAATATCAGCGATCTTCCTATTTCCCTGATTGAGAAGTTTGCGGGGGATTTTGCCCGCGGTCGTGTTTCTGGGAGGAATAACGCATTCCCGCCCTCGTCTGCTGAGTTCTACGCCGCCTCGACTGAGTTCATGCAAGGTGACTTGGTTAGGGCTAGGGCCAATGAGCGGATCGAAGAAACCCTGGAGGCGATCAATATCGAACCGCCCCCCAAGACTGATGAATCTGCGGCCAGAGTTGCCAAGATGGTGGCCGGCATGAAGGCTAAGTTCGAATCTGAGGCCACCGAGGAGAAAACAATGCGGCTAAAGGAACACTCCAAGACGATGAACGCCGAGCTAGACAAGCGAGCCAAGGCGAACAATGGTCAGGTCAGCAACGATGGCACTGGCGAGGCGTTAATGGCTAGTTTGGAGAACCTTAGAGTTGAGAACGAGGCCAGGGAGATGGTCGAGAACGCCGACAAGATCAGGCAACGCAACGAGTCAGAGGCTGCCGCGATTAGGGCCGAGGGTGAAACATGGGCTGGGATGGCCGAATGAGTAGGGCAGGTAGGAAACGCCTTTTAAACCGACAGAGAGAGCCCAACGGTCGCGCTAAGCGAGTTTCTGCTACCGAGGCCCAAGAAAACCGTTCCGTCGCTGTGGGCGCTCGCCAGCGGGTCTATGGGGCATCCCCAGAGCAGGCCGAGCAGATGGGCGAGAGCACTCACCTGGGGGATCTAAAGCGACGAGGGTTGATAAACGCCACCGAATTCGAGGCTGGGACGACATACCGGGCCATCGTAATCGAGCGCCACAAGACGATAGGCGCCCGCGGTTACGGGAATGGGGGGGACTTCAATGCAGGCGGCGGGTATGACGCCGGCGACGGGATGGATGACGATGAGGTTCGGCGCTATCTCCATGCCCAACGACGATTCATCGTGGCAAACCGCGCTTTAGTGAGATCTCAAGAGGCGGATCGTAGGGCGAAATCTATCACCGATCTTGTCTGTATCACGGACTGTAGCCCTGGGCATTTGATCCCGCCTCTGATTGTTGGGTTGAATTATCTGGCTCGTGCTTTAGGAGGTCAGGTTGACAAACCCAGCAAATCAGTAGAAACCTTGTCATCAATTCAGTCTGGCGAACGACGTTTAGAGGCCATTTAATCCAATTGGCCCCCAGAAACCCAATCAAAATAAGCATCGGCGCGCTTGCAGGACTCCAATCCCGCGCTGGTAAAGGGGAGGCGGTCTAGTTCGCCCAGTTCCGGGACTGTCTCCCCGACCTTATTGGGGAAAGGTTCTCTCCCATTGCTCCACAGCAACACAGAAAACAGTAGGGGCATCATGGGAAGCCTTTCCTCCACTACAGTAGGCAGATAACCAAATGGCAACTAGACGGCGGGAAAAGATAGAAGCGGTTGCATATGGCTCGCCCCAGTAGCTTCACCACCAAAACGGCAGACATAATCTGCCAACGGATTAGCGACGGCCAATCCCTTAGAGAAATATGCCGTAATGACGATATGCCTGACAAGGCAACAGTCATGCGGTGGCTTGGTAATGAGAAGCAGTCAGCATTCCGCGACCAATACGCCCGCGCTCGTGATGCTCAGGTTGACCATTTCGCTGAGGAAATCCTAGAGATTTCAGATGACGGCTCCAACGATTGGATGGAGCGGAAACTTCCCAATGGCGAAGCCACTGAGGTTATCAATCACGAACATATTGCTCGCTCCAAACTACGGGTTGATGCCCGTAAATGGCTGATGTCTAAGATGGCGCCCAAGAAATACGGCGACAAGCTGGATTTAGAGCATTCAGGGGCGGTGGAGATCAAACGCATTGAGCGAGTCATCGTCGACCCTAAAGATTGAGACAGCCAGGGTCTTCCAGCCGCTCCTGGCCCCATCACGCTACAAGGGCGCACACGGCGGCCGGGGATCTGGCAAGAGCCATTTCTTCGCAGGGTTGATGGTTGAGCGAGCCTTACGGGAGCCTGGCTTTCGTGGGGTTTGTATCAGGGAGGTTCAGAAGTCCCTGAAGCAGTCGGCCAAGCGGTTGATTGAGGACAAGATCGAGGAACATGGGCTTGGCTCCCTGTTCGACATACAAACGGCAGAGATCAAGACGCCCGGCGGCGGGGTTATCATATTCCAGGGAATGCAGGACCATACGGCTGAGAGCATCAAGAGTCTTGAGGGCTTTGATGTGGCGTGGTGCGAGGAATCGCAGAGCCTTTCTCAACGTTCCCTGACCCTTCTACGGCCTACAATACGAAAGGATGGCAGTGAGCTCTGGTTCAGCTGGAACCCAACCCGCAAGGGTGACCCGGTTGATCTGCTTCTACGGGGCGACAACACCCCAACGGGAGCGGTGGTTGTTCATTCCAATTGGGACGACAACCGTTGGTTTCCCGGCGTTCTTGAGCAGGAACGGCTAGACGATCTAGAAAACAGACCAGAGATATACCCACACATCTGGGAAGGCGGATATTCCAAGGTTGTCGAGGGCGCTTACTACGCCCTGTCCCTGATTAGGGCTAGGCAGCAGGGCAGGATCAGCCGAGTGGCAGCAGATCCGTTGCTACCGTACAAGTTCTGTGTGGATCTGGGCGGCACTGGCGCCAAGTCAGACGCCTTCGTTGGCTGGATTTGCCAGTTTGTCGGCAGGGAGATCCGGGTTCTGGACTACTACGAGGTGAAGGGACAGCCATTGTCCTCCCATATCGCCTGGCTCCGCAAGAATGGCTATGACGCTGGGAATACAGACGTAATCCTGCCCCACGATGGGGCAACGAATGACCGTGTGATTGATATCTCCTTCGAGAGCGCCTTCATCAGCGCCGGCTACAAGGCTGAAGTGATCCCGAACCAGGGCCGCGGTGCTGCCAGGATGCGTATTGAGGTAGGCAGGCGCCTATTCCCCAGCATTTGGTTCAACGAGAGTACGACCGAGGCCGGTCGGGATGCTTTGGGTTCCTATCACGAGAGGATCGACGACATCAGGCAGATCGGCTTGGGGCCAGACCACGATGAATTCAGTCATTGTGGGGATGCTTTCGGCTTGATGTGCCTTGCTTACGGCGATGGGCCGCGGGTTCAGCCTTCGGCGATAGACAAGTACCGTGAGAGCCACGAGAGCGCCGAGAGCGGCAGCTGGATGAGTGTTTGACTATGGCTAACAGCATGGCTAACACATCTCTATGGCTAACAAGCTAAAGGAGAGATGTGATGTCTGTGGAAGTTGGAACTGGTGTGGCCGAGCGTGCAAGGCGAGCGATGTGGCCGGAGCACCAGCCAATCGAGTTGGACGTAGAGGAAGTCTGGGAAGAGTTGTCGGAGTTGCAGGTGATGGCGAAGGAGCAAGGAAACCATCGCCGTTACGAAGCTCTGATGATAGCGATGGGCAAGGTAGTCCGGGATCTGATGATGGGCATGATCGAGGACGATCTTCGTACCGATACCGCGACCCTGACAAGCGTCGAGCCTACATGAGAGAATACATGCGAAAGAAGCGGTCATAGATGGCTCATCCCACCAAAGAGATTGTCGCGGCCGTCGACCGCATCTGGGCTATCCATGGGAAGACCAAGTGGGCGGTGAAGACTGAATTGGCTCGTTGGGGACAGATGATCTAATGGCTGAATCTCAAGAGGGCCAGAGCGATCTGCTCCGCAAGGTCAAACAGTGGTATCGGGCCGACAAGGCATTCTCCGACGACTGGCGAAAGGAAGCCAAGGAGGACTTTCGGTTCGTTGCTGGGGATCAATGGAACGAGCGGGACAAGGCCCATCTGAAGGGCATGATGCGGCCGGTGATTACGTTCAACCGCATCCTGCCGGTCATCAATTCCATCTCAGGGCAAGAGATCGGCAATAGGCAGGAGGTTCGCTTCATTCCCCGCACTGAGGGTGATGTGAAGCCGAACGAGCTCCTAACGAGTTCTGCCATCTGGTTCCGTGATCTGGCGGATGCCGACGACGAGGATTCAGAAGCATTCTTGAATTCGATTGTCAGCGGGATGGGCTGGACGGAGACAACGCTGGACTTCGAGGACAACGAGGACGGCGATCCGAGCATCAATTCGGTGAACCCTCTGGAGATGATCTGGGACCGGAACGCCCGCAAGAAGAATCTAACGGACGCCGAGCGCGTCTACCGTGTTCGGCAGATGGCCGTGGCCCGCGCCAAGCAGATGTTCCCTGACGCTGACGTTAGCGACATGGACGCCAAATGGGCAAAGATCGACAATGAGGACGGCGACACCAAGGATCAGGACGAAGAGGACAAATACGAGGGCGATGGCGACAGCCTTGAGGATGACAAACCCGACACGGTCGTAACGATTGTTCATTGCCAATGGCGTGACCGGGTCAACGAGGTCCGTGTTGTGGATTGGGCTGGGCAAGAAACCACAATGGAGCCCGCTGAGTTCAAGAAGGCCAAGCGGCGCATGGAAGGCCTTGGATTGCCCTTTGCGGCAACCAGGGCAACGCGCCAGGTCATCCAACAGGCCTGGGTGGGGTCTAAGGTGCTTCGTGAGAACGAGGCGCTGTGCAACACGCATTTCCATTATCAATGCATCACTGCCTATCAGGACAAGAACAAGGGCACGTTCTTCGGCCTGGTGCACCAGATGAAGGATCCGCAGCGTTGGGCCAACAAATGGCTCAGCCAGGCATTGGACATCCTGAACAGTCAGGCCAAGGGCGGCGTGATTATCGAGCGCGATGCCACGGACGACATGAAGGAGTTCGAGAAGACCTTTGCTCGCGCTGATCTGCCAACGGTTGTTCCCAGGGGAACGGTGTCGGGCAACAAGATCATGCCGAAGCCAGGGGCGCAGATGCCTTCTGGGTTCATGCAGCTGATGGAATTTGCCATATCGTCGGTCAGGGATGTGACCGGTGTATCGGTTGAGATGCTTGGCATGAGGGAGGCCAATCAGCCGGCGAGTCTGGAATATCAAAGGCGACAGGCGGGCATGACGATCATGCAGCCGCTTTTTGCCAATTTAAAGCGTTACCGGCACGATCAGGGTAAGGTCATGCTGTATTTGATCCAGAAATATCTTTCTGACGGCAGATTGGTTCGTGTTGTCGGGGAAGAGAACGAGCAGTTCGTCCCGCTGATGAAGCAGGCTGAGGCCGCTTACGACATTATCGTTGACGACCAGCCGACCAGCCCGAACCAGAAAGAGGCCGTTTGGTCGATGATGACGAACAGCGGAATGATGCAGATGATTCCGCCGGCGATGTTGGTGGATCTTCTGGAATACAGCCCGCTGCCTTCTTCGGTGGTTGAGAAGATCAAGAAGACCTCACAGGCGCAGGCTGAAGGCCCAGGCGCCCAACTCGAACAGCAGATGATGCAGTTGGAGGCTCGGCTTAAAACCGCGGAGGCAACGCTGAAGGAAGCGCAGGCCGGCAAGGCCCAGGCTGATACTCAAGAGACGTTGGCTGGAATCGGGACAGGCGGTCAGAATGAGATGGCCAAACTCCAGGCTGATATGGCGACGGGCCAGCAGAAACTAGCCGCTGACGTTGGGTTGAGGCGTGAGGGCCAGGCAATGGACTTCGCTCTTGGCAAGGAACAGTTGGCACAGAAGGGCCAGTTGGGAATGGCTGACATGGCAATGAAGGCGATGCAGCGCGGCCAACCGAATGGACGGATGGCGTAGGCCGTGGCAGAGCGCCCACCTATTCCGCCTTTGGGGATGCCACAGCCGGTGGCCCAACCAAGGCAACAGGCGCTCATAGATCAGTTTCAATCGGTGATGCCGCAACAGCAGGCGATCCCGACGATACAGCAGCCACAGCGTGAGTTACCGACATTGCCTCCGTGGCTTGATCTATCCAGTCTTTTTGGTCCTAGCGGCGCCCTTGAGCCTGACATTCGTCAGGTAATTCCGTTTCTGCTTGGTCCATCGGGGAGAGGTGTGAGCGCGGCTAGTCGAGCGCCCCTCGGGCAACTTGCTGCTGGTGGATTGCCTGAACTTGCTGAGGGCGCTGCCGCTGAAGGCGCTGCCGTTGAGGAAGGCGCAGGGATACTATCGAGGGGCACGCAGGAGGCAGCACCCGCTGCCGCGCCGGGTGTTTTGGCGCAGGGGACGGAAGGAACTATTGGTGGGAGGCCTGTTTATTTGAACGAGGCCGGCGAACCGTTGTCTGTGTGGCATGGGACTAATTCCGATATGCCATCGGAGGGGTTTGTATTCAATCCAGAGTTAATCGGCGTCGGCACTGATCCCGGTCATTATGGGCGTGGTTTTTATTTATCCGGGTCTGAGGGTGAGGCGGGATACTATGGCCGCAATATAGGTGAGTTCAACTTAACTTGGTCTAATCCGCTTGATCTTTCAAACGAGACTGGTGATCTGACTTTTCCGGGTCATTTCAGAAGCTGGGCGACCAAGTTGGAATCCCTCGGGGCGCTCCCGGACGAACTTAGTGACGCGCTTCAGTCTTTGAATAATGCTTGGAATTACGTTGAAGAAAATGTTCGGTATGTTCCGATGGAGAACAGCAATCTAGGTTTGTCGGGTGTCCGGGCGTCCGTGCTTAATCCCGCTGAAGGGTTTGCCGATGAGATTGCTACGTCTGGGGGGCAGTTTATGCCTCAGACTGAGGCAGAGGCATTGGAACAACTTCGCCATGAATTTATATCGGAGATGGAACGGTTCCACCCTGAGCTATTCCCCAATTTAGGGTTGGCAAACGAATCTCTGTCGGATTTCATTCGGACGGGGAATTTAGGCCCAGAAGGACTGTCCGAAGCAGCAGCGGCGGCTGGGCATGATGGGATCATTTATGGTGATGAATACGTTGTTTTCAATAACTCGGACATTTATCAGGTGCCAAAAGCGCCTGCAACACCGGGAGTGTTGGCGCAAGGAACTGAGGAAGCCGCTGCTCTACCGGCGCCTGTAGCTAGAACAGACACACCGGAGTTCAGAAACTGGTTTGGGAATAGTCAGGTGGTGGACGAAGGCGGACAGCCGTTGGTGGTTTATCATGGGACCGATGCGGAGTTTGATACGTTCGATCCAAGTAGAGCGCAGCGCGGACTGCTCGGCCCTGGCTTTTATTTTACGACCAGCCGAGAAATGGCGGAACAGTTTGGAGACAGGGTTGTTGAGGCTTATCTTAGAATAGATAACCCACGCGATAACAGTGGCGGTGGTCCACTACCCCCTAGGAGCGATGAGTTTGACGGCGCTATTGCTGTAGGAACGCCGGGCACTCCACCGGGGGAAAGAGTGTTTATGGTAACTGATCCAACCCAGATCAAATCCATTCACAACGAAGGCACATGGGACACCACCAATCCCAACACCTTGAAGCGGAACGAGCGGCCCGACAAGCAAGCACTGTCTTAGGACAATAAAGGACAAAAACTATGAAACTCTCCACCCCATCATCGACGCTAACCCGTCTGGCGAACACGACAGCCTATGCGGTAGGCGATCTGGTGGCTGACCACGCCACGGCAGGCTCCGTCACCGTGCCAACGCTTGCGGTCGGCAAGGTTGGCGGCAGGCACTATTACATTCCCCGCATTCGGCTTACGACGGACAAAACGTCTGGCATGGGAGCAATCAATTTCACCCTCCGTATTTGGTCGTCAACGCCAACTTACACCAATGGCGACAATGGTGCGTGGGCTGTGGCCACCAATGGCAACGCTCTGCTGGAGGAATACACCAACAACGGGTTTGTTCAGAGTGCTGATGGTGCTGTGGCGATATTCACACCAAAGGTTGGTGAGGGTGTGAGTTTCTATCTTGCAGGCACCCAGACGACCATTGCGTGGGATCTGGAGATTGAGAGTTCCCTGACCCCGGCGAGTGCCCAGGTGCTCACGGCCATTGCGGAAGTGTACGAGGTTAGCTGATGGGTATGATGGGACGGGTTCTTGGCATCCCTGCATTTGGCGGTACTGGCAACAAGGCCGGTGCCGTTGGCTTGTTGCAGGGAGAACAGCAGGGATTGGCAATCGACGCTGCCACTGACCAGGTTTACGTCCGGGATCTAACGACCCCAGGAAACAATGTGCTGGTTGGACTTGGCGACTGGCTCACACAGGCCAGCACCTCCGCCAAGCTCGTCCGTGATGCCTCTGGCACCTATGGGTGGAGTGGGCATAATCTGGCTTTGCAAAGTGAGGATTTTTCGACGACTTGGGCGAATGTTAATAGCACTGACACAGTAAATAGCGTTGTCGCACCCAATGGCACCACTACAGGAGACACCGTTACTGACAATAGCGCTAACAACCAACATAGTATATATCAGGATGCGTCCATTATTGTCGTTAATCAAATTTTTACGATTTCAGTGTATGCTAAAGCAGGCACTAGAACCGTTATAAACTTAGCTATTGCTAGCTTAACTGATGTTTTTATAGCGGCCACCTTCGATTTGTCCGCCGGAACGGTTAGCCAGTCCGGTGTAGGATCGTCAGGGGGGGTATTAGCCGGGTCTGCCATTTCAGACGAAGGTAATGGTTGGTACAGATGTTCGGTATCAGGTTCGATAAATAACGTCACAAGCGTGTTTTTTCAGGCATCTCTTGCTGATGCCGCTACTTTCAGCCGGGATGGGTGGGGCAGAAAGTTATATATCGGTGATGGTTCTGACTTGTATCTCTGGGGAGCCATGCTCAACCGTGGCCCCACCGCCCTTACCTACGTCCCCACCACAACAGCAGCGGTCTATCACCCTGCCCTTCATGTCCACGGCGGCGGAACGTCTAACACCGAGAACTTGGTGTTGCAGAGCGAGACATTTAATTCGTGGGCGACAAAGACCAATCTAACCGTTTCGTCTGATGCGATTGCGGCTCCTGATGGTAATGTGACGGCAGATAAATTGGTCGAGGCGTCCGATACGGGCCAAAACCATTTTATTCAGTCGGCGAGTGTGAGTGTAGTCAGTGGCGAGCCTCATACGGCTGTTGTGTTTGCAAAGGCTGCTGGACGATCATGGATCAATTTAAGGCTGTACAGCGGTGCGGGGCTGAATGCTTTTTTTGACCTGACGTTAGGTGTGACCGGGACCGTTAGTGTTGGTGTGACGGCTTCAATCGAGGATGCTGGCGATGGTTGGTATAAGTGCATCGCAACCCGCACCTCTGCGGCGGCAACCTTTTTCCATATCGTTCAATTAGCGGAATCTGATAACGACGCGGAGTATAATGGCGACGGCTCCTCGGGCGTATACCTCTGGGGCGCACAACTCAACCGGGGTTCCACAGCCACAACCTACGTCGCCACAACCACCACAGCGGCCCCCTATCAGCGTGTATCAGGAGACATCGCGGGTGGAACGCTTCGGACTGAGAACGCCTTTCTTCAGAGCGAGGTGTTAAGCACCACTTGGTCAAGAAATAATGTAACAATTGTCGATAACGAAATATCATCCCCAGATGGGGCGACGACAGCCGACAAAGTTGTGGAAACATCCGATACTGGAAACCATAATATCATCCAATCTCCAGTGTTGGTAAGTGGGGTGGTTTACACGGTTAGTGTGTATATTAGATCAGACGAGCGTCGCCGTTGTAACTTTTATGAGGGGTCTTCAACTGGCGCGATAGCGATGTTTGACGCCACATCCGGCACTGTTGTCGGCACCAGCGGCGGTGGGTCGCCATCCGGTGCGATAGAAGACGCTGGTGGTGGTTGGTATCGTGTATCTATGTCGTTCACGGCGGGGGCGTCTGCCGGGGCGAATATATCACTTAATTTGGCAGAGGACGATGATACCACCCTTTCGTCATATGCAGGTGATACGGCAAAGGGAATGCACTGTTGGGGCTTCCAACTCAACGAAGGCACCGCTGCCACAGCCTACGTTGCCACAACCGCAGCCGCTCAAGACTGGGTCAGTGCTGGTTCGTTCCCTCTAGAGTCAGCCCCTGCTCATGGCCGTGGCCTACTGGTAGAGCCAGCTGGCACGAACCTGCTCACCCAGACACGCGATCTCACATCCGACTGGACAGAGACGGACATGACCTCGGCTTATAAAGCGCCGGGGATTGATGTAACCACTGTGGGGGCTGAGTTAAGTACAAACGGCGGCTTTGACAGCGATACCGGATGGACAAAAAACGATGGCTGGACAATTGACAACGGTGTCGCCACCAGCGCAGGCGGCGGGTCTGCTGTCTATCAAGATTTGACCGGGTGGGCGGTTTCTGGTGATGTTTATAAAGTAGTCTTTACCGTATCGAATTATTCAGCGGGTTCTATAAAATCTCGTGTTGGAAATGGCGACGCTGGTAATTCAGGTACCAACCGAACCGCTAACGGCACATTTACAGATTATATCCAGTGGAGCGGCGGCGGCGGCAATTTCAATATTCTTTCAGATTCGTCCGATTTTGTAGGCAGTATAGATAATGTTTCTGTCAAAAAGGTCTCCGGACTCGCCACCCGCCTCACCTCCAGTGCTGCCAATGCCACATCCCGACAGGATGTCACATCAGGTTCCGCTGCTCGTATACAGAGCATCTTTGCCAAGCGAAGGACCGGGACCGGTTCGGTGTATCTCTCTCAGGGAGAAACGACGGGGGTGGAGCTGGTTACGAATGGTGCGTTCGCGAGCGATCTTACCGGCTGGACGCTAACGAAGACGGCGTCGGCCAGTATCCCAGATTTCAACTCTGGTGTGATGCGAATGAACGCTGATGGGAGTGGGTTTAGTCGAGCGGACCAGTCGTTTACTACAGTAGCGGGCAAGGTTTATTCGGTTACATTTACGATTGCTGGTACTGCTCAAGGAGTTAAAATCGGCACGGGGTCGGGGCTGTCAAATGTAGCTAACTATGTTAATCAACCTGTCGCGACTACACAGAAGTTTTTTCAGGCTGCGGGAACTACGACATGGATACGTCTAGAAGATGGCGCGGTATCAGCGAGTAGTTTTGATAACATAACAATTCAGGAAGTCGTTGAAACCGAACTCACCCTTACAGACGAGTACCAACGCTTCGACACCGGCTCGGCCACAATCACCAATCCCCCTGTTATCATTCGCATTGCCACATCAGGCGATGCCATAGACGTAGACGTAGCCCAACAGGAGACGGGCGCTGTAGCCACCTCCCCAATCCCCACGGTCGGGGCGAGCGTTACGCGGGCGGTTGATAAGTTGACGAAGGCCGGGACGGCGTTCCCACTTAGCGCAACAGAAGGCACCGTTTTCTATGAGTTTGTCCCAATGGTCGTGGCCTCCTCAAATATGGTTTGGGCGCTTGGTGATGGAACTAATAACAATGAGAGAATGCACTCCGCCAGCGATCTCAATCGACAATTATATGTAATTGATGGTGGCGTTAAGCAAGCAGATTTGTCTCCGAGCGGCGACCCGACTGTGGGGCAAGTGTCGAAAGTGGCGGCCACTTATAAGCTAAATGATTTCGCTGCTTCATTGGACGGCAGTGCGGTTGTGACTGACGGGGCAGGGACGATCCCAGTGATGAACGAGCTGACTGTTGGTTCTGAGCGTGGAGGAGCCAGCGGGAATGCTAATATCCTGATCAAAACCCTTGTTTACGTTCCACGCCGCATGACAGACGCCGAACTCGTGGCGAAAACATCATGATCAGCTTCCTCCTCCTGACCACAGACGCCGCTGATATGTCGGCCAAGTTGATCGCACGCGGTATTCTCAACGACGAGGGCGGTGCCAAACGCGGATTTGAGTATGTCGAGGTCGGCCCAATCAAACTGACTGATGCCACTGTAGACAGTGAAGGCGTCACCGTCCCTGCCACCCATGACCCTCGTCGTGTTTTCCTATGCAAATTCGCGGGCGAGCTTGAGGCCGATGAGACAGCCGGTGAGGACGCCGCCGACGCAGACGGCAACCCTCGCGATATGATCCTACGAACGAAACTCGGCAAATTTGCCGCGCAGGGCGGATTCCGCGATGATCTGCCAGATGGCACACGCGCTTGGAAGGTAATAGGGAAGAAGCTCTGGGTCGTTCCAGAGCATGCTCACATTGCGTCTTGGCAGTAAATGGCTGGTGATATGCGGGTTGGTGGGTTTATCAGCCTGTCTCGCCGCCGCGCCACCAGATTGGGCACCAGTGCCTCCACAGGCGCTTGTGGAGGCCGGGAAGGCCCAGACAGTCCTAATCGTAGACCTGCCCTTAGAACGGCTCCCTCTGTATTGTGGGGCGTTCGACTGGGGTGTGGCCCTGGCCTGCGTCTCTGGGTATCAGAACGGCATTTGGGTGATATTCACCAGCACACGAGAGCAGTGGGTACTCGACCATGAATACGCTCATATAGGTGGGTGGGAACATGACTAACGGACGAAGCAAACGTTTTCCTCCCGGAGCAGCCTTCGCAATATCCCTGATGCTGGGGGCCTTCTTCTGGGGCTGGTTGCTCTGGTGGATTATATAACTACCGCAAGCAGGATGCGGCTTAATTCCTGCTAGGGGCGACGACCCCATTCCAACGTCTATATGGAGAATACAATGGCTGCTCGTAAAAAGGCGGATAGCGGAGTCACGCCTGAATTACTGGACGACATGGACAAGGAGGCCTTTGAGGCTGCTGCTGCTGAGATGGATGCCGCGGTTGATGCTGAACCAGCATTAGACGAACAGGATGCCGCGCCAGAGCCTGCGCTCACCGAGCCGGCACCGGAACCTGTGGCAGAGGCCAAGGCGGACGATGCCGACCCAGAGGATGCGGAGTTTGCCGGATCTGATACGGTTCCTCACGGCCGGTTTCACAACGAGCGGGAACGCCGGAAGACCGCCGAACAGAACGCCGAGCGCGCTCAGAAGCGCATGGACGACATTCTGGGCATCATGCAGGCCAATCAGAAGGGCGACACCAAGCCTGATGAGGCGGCCAAGCCTGAGAACTGGGTGGATCCCCGTAAGGACATCTTCGGCGCCTACGAGCAATTGCGTCGGGGTTATGAGAATATCGTCGGGCATACCAACCAGAAGATCCAGGAAACAGAACAGGGTCGCCAGCGCCGGGAGGTCATCGAAGAGGGTGACAACGACATCATCGGCTATATCAAGGAGGCCCCCGATGCTGAAGGGGCAATGGCATTCCTCCGCAATACGAGGGTGGCAGAGCTCAACGCGATGGGGTTCACCGATCCCAATCAGCAGCGTGAGGATTTGCTGAATCTACAGATGCAGGTGACAGGCATCGCCAGGCAGCGGGGCGTCAGGGTTGGCAAGATGCTCCATGAGATGGCGACAGCAAGGGGCTACAAACCGACAGGGGCGGCCCCACAGAGCGGGAACGGCGCCGCGGCTACCATTGCATCAGTTGCGGCGTTAGAGGCCACTAAGCAGCGTTCCCAGTCCCTTGGTGGATCTGGCGCGCCGGTTAATCTCGGTGAACTGTCCTCGAAGGACATTCTGGAGTTATCTGACAAGGATTACGCGAAACTGAAGACCACCCTGGAAAAGCAGGGTAAGGACATCATGGAATTAGGTTTCGCCGGCACGCAGTAGCCTAAAACTGCTACGATTGGATCACGTCACGATCCCGGTTGCAGACCGAACGTGTATTCTGCTTCGGTTGGCCCTCGTATGGGCTGAAGCGGTGTTGGCCGGCTATCAGGTCATCTCGCCCTACGCGGGCAATAAATGCGTGTCCCAGAAAACAACGCAACAAGGATTTAACCAATGGCTATCACCCAGTATGGTGTGAATGATGCCTTGGCGGTCAAGCGTTGGGCGCGTGATCTAGACTATGAGGTCAAGAAGGGCCTTGAGATTGCCCCGCTCATCGGCACCGGCAACAACGCCATCATTCAAGAGAAAAAGGAACTCAAGAGCAGAGGCGACCAAGTCACCTGTGCCCTTCGTGTTCAGCTGACCGGCACGGGTCGGACGGAGAACGAAACGCTGGAAGGCAACGAGGAATCGCTGACAACCTATTCCGACGCTCTGCTCATCAATGAGCTGGTGCATGCGGTACGGGTCGAGGGCGAGGATTCGATTGACCAACAGCGGGTTCTGTTCAACCTCCGCAACGAGGCCAAGTCTGGGCTTGCTGACTGGTACGCGGAGCGGCTTTCGCTGTCGTTCTTCATCCAGGCATCCGGCTACACGGCGAGCTCGATGACCTACCGCGGCACCAGCACGTCCCTCTCGACGGTCCACAAGGGTCTAAACACAGTCACGGCACCATCCACCAACCGGAAGGTCTACTCGACCGGCTCTGCGGATGAGACGGTGAATGCGGATTCCACGGCAACGATGAGCCTTGAGCTGATCGACTACGCCAAGGAAAAGGCCATGACGGCCAATCCGCGTGTTCGGCCTGTCGTGGTCAACGGAAAGAAGATGTACGTTTGTTATTTGCATCCCTTCCAGGTGACGGATCTGCGAACCAATACGTCAACAGGTCAATGGCTGGACATCCAGCAGGCGGCAATGGCTGGCGGGAAGGTGTCTGACAACCCGATCTTTTCTGGGGCGTTGGGTGTCTACAATGGTGTGGTTCTTCGTGAGAACGAGGACGTTGTTCCTGGCGTTCATTCGACCACGGCGGCTGAACAGACCAGCACTCGTCGCGCACTCTTCCTCGGCGCCCAGTCCTCGGCTGTAGCGTTTTCGACCAAATTCTCAAAGGCATCACCTTACAAGTGGGTCGAGAAGAAGTTCGATTACGACCGCGAACTTGGTGTCAGTGTTCAATCGCTCATGGGTTTGAAAAAGACGATCTACAACTCCGAAGACTTCGGCGTGTTGACGATCTCGACCTATGCTGCGGCTCACGGTTAGGAGATAGAACATGGCTACTGGAACAGCTGGTAATTCCGGCTATCGCCTTGAATACGATGTCATTCATACGCTCATCAAGAGCGTCACTTATTTGACGCTCAACGGGTCTGGTGTGGCATCGGGCACAACCAACGCAACTGTGGTCGTTGGGAATCTGCCCCCACATGCTATTGTCCTTCCGACGATCAGCCATGTGAAAGTCATCGCCGCGTTTAATGACTCCACTGCCGATGATCTTGATGTTGGCGTGTCTGGTTCTGATGACAATCTATTCCACTCTGCGATGGATCTGAACACAGCACCCGCCACGACCGGCTTTGACGATCTTGTCACGGCAAATGACTACACCACCACGGCGCGGACGGTGACTTGTAACTTCACTTCCGTCCCGACTGGCGACGGCACAACAGGCGAGGCGATTGTTACCGTCTGCTTCGTTGTTCCCCGCGATCAATAAACGGTTGGGGAGGGGGCAGGCCCCCCTCTCCACAGTCATAGGAGAATAATCAATGGCTACGAATGGAGTTGCCGGGAAGGGCGTGGCGGGTGGCGAACGTCGCTATTCTGACATGAATGTCTTTGTTGGCGATCTTTCAATCGACGAGGTGGCTGTCACAGCGACGGCTGCCGAGATCAACAATGCGGCTGATGCTACTGGGTTCTCTCAGGAGTTGCTGGCTACAGGCGCTGTGACGGCTGGTGTCAAATCGCTTGAACTTAACCACACAGGAACCATCATTGCCGCGACTGCTGCCAGTGCTGTCGATCACGCTGGGTTTTTCTATTTGGTGAATACATCGGCATCTGGCACGGCGGCGCATAAACTGACGCTTACCGCCGGAACCTTTGACGGCACCAACAACATTGCCACGCTAAATGCACCTGCGGAGTCGTTGCTGGTGTTCTTCGATGCAGCGGGTGCTGGCCGGATTATCGTGAACACCGGTTCTGTCGCCCTCTCGTAACGACAACGGGTCTGGGGTACGCCCCAGGCTCACCACATCAAGGAGTCTCGCCATGGAATATGGCTACAACTTACGAGCTCGCTACAGCGAGGAAGAATGGAGTGAGACGCCTGCCGAACGGAAGACGAGGATGCGATTTGCCAATCAGATGAAGGCAGAAAAGACCCTCAATCTTGTTGGCACGCCAGATGATCGGATGCGCCTTGACGCTGCGTTTGGCGCTGTTCTCAATGCCGTTGCTGTTCCCAAGGGAACCTGCCCCAAATGCCACAAGCACATAGGCAGGGGCATCTACGGGCATATCCAGGTATGCAAGGGAGATAAAGCGTAGTGTCGACCCTAGGGGCTCTCAAATCGAGGATAGCGGATGACATCGCCAGGTCGGATCTAGCGACCCAGATCGGCGAGGCGATCACTGACGCTATCACCTATTATTCCGAGGCTCGGTTTTTCTTCAATGAAACCAGATCCTCGACCTTTGCTACGGTGGCGGACCAATCGACCTATTCGGTGGTTGATGATGCTGATATTCCCCTGTGGCTTGATCTGGAGGAAGTTTGGCTGACTGATAGCAGCGGTGAGGCCTACAACTTACGCCGCGTTGATTGGGCTGGGATCGAGGGGATATTGGACAACTCCGCGGCATCCGGCAGGCCCTACAGCTACGCCTATGGCGAGAGTTCGTTCCGGCTTTATCCCATCCCTGACGCTGTCTATACCGTTCGCCCTATCGGGGTGATTGAGAAGGCTGCGCCGGCAGGTGACGATGAGACAGGCAATGTCTGGATGACCAAGGCCTTTGAATTGATCCGGTGTCGTGCAAAGTGGTATCTCTATGGGCATGTCATTCGGGACTACCAGCACGCACAGGCGATGGGTGGCGTTGATGGAGACGGTGGCGCGACGGGGGCAGCGATGGGTTCCCTACGCTCTGCGACGGCCAAGCGTGTCGCTTCTGGCCGCATTACACCAACGCAGTTTTAGCTGATGATCTCCCTTTCAGGGCCTTGGGTGCCAGATCAGTACGCTCTCAACAATGCGGGGGCCGTGACTGAGGCCAAGGGCGTCCTTCCCGGCGTTAACTCCTACGAGCCTTTGCCGTCCCTGTCAGAATACACCACCACGGCGATTGCAACTGTTTGCAAGGGCGCTGTTGCGGTCACGACCACGGCGGGGGCAAGAACGATCTTCGCTGGAACTGCGACCAAATTATACAAGTTCGCAGGGGCTGCGAGCGCATGGACAGACGTAACCCGATCATCTGGCGGGGATTATTCGGTCCCCGCTGATGAGTTCTGGCAGTTCACCCAATTTGGAAATAACCTGATCGCCGTCAATTCGGCTGACAATCCGCAAACAATCAACATCACATCGGGCTCCAATTTTGCCCTCTTGGGCGGGTCGCCGCCAAGGGCCAGATATTCCAGAGTGATCTCGGATCACCTGTTTTTTGGTGGGCTCTCGACTGGGGAAAATCTGGTGCGGTGGTCGGGGGTCAACGACGCTGCGTTCTGGACCGTAGGCCAGCAGGACGCTGACTTTCAGGAATTTGCGGATGGCGGCAACGTCAAGGGGATCACCCCACTCACCAGTGGGGGTTTGATCTTTCAGGACGACGCCGTTCGTAGGGTGATTCCGCAGAACTCAAGGGCGATCTTTGCCTTGCCGAGGATTGAGGCGGCACGGGGGTTAAAGGCTCCCTACAGCCTCGGTCTGGTTGGTGGGCTCGCCATCTATTGGGGTGGTGACGGGTTCTACTCTATTGGCCCAGAAGGTGGATCTGCTCCGATTGGGTTTGGCGGTGTGGATGACTGGTTTTCTTCGGTTGTGAACCTGGGCCGGCTTGGGTCGATTGTTTCGGCTGTCGACCCTATCAGGCGGCGGGTTATTTGGTTGTTCCCGACCGCTGGCAATTCATCGACGGCGCTTGACCATCTGTTGGCCTACGATATGGATTTGAAGAAGTTCACTCACGCAGAGGTTAGCGCCTCGTTCATATTTCCGGCCGCTGTCCCAGGGATATCGTTGGAGGGGCTTGATAATCTCGGCTACACGATGGAGACGTTGCCGTTCAGTTTGGATTCTTCCTTCCTACAGGGTGGCACGCCATACCTTGGGGCATTCAACACCTCGAACAAGTTGGCGTTCTTCAACGGGGCCAATCAGGCGGCAAGGCTTACGAGCAGCGGGATGCATCTGATCCCCGGCCGGCGGTCTTATGTCAATGGGTGCGTTCCCTTCACTGATGCTCAAGGTGTGACAATCTCGGTAGGCAAGAAGGAGCGTCCGCAGGATACTGGCTTCACCTATGGGGCAGAGGTGGCCATCAACGCCCAAGGGCTTTCCCCGCAGCGATCATCGGCGCGAATACACAGGTTCAGGCTGAACGTCGCCGCTGGTGAGACATGGACCCATATCCAGGGCCTTGATCCTATATTCACGACTGACGGAGACAGGTGATGGGCGCTGTACTCCAAGAAGGCAGCATCAGGGCGTTTGCTGTCAAAACGACCGATACCAATCAGACGACGGCTTACACCTGCCCCACCCACATTGCTGTTGCGATTGTCGTCTGGGTGAATGTTGCTGACGATGCCGGCGCGGCCAGAACGATGACGCTGGAATGGACGGATAGCAGCGCGACGACAACGTATGCGCTTGAGTTCACGAAGGCGATTGCCACCGCGGCCGGCTATAACGCTGAGATGTATCTGACCCTTGAGCCTGGGGATTCTTTGTCGATTACGTCCTCGGCGGCAGGGCTTCACCTCACAGGAGCGGTGTTGGAAGTTGCCAAGCGCCCGTAGATGGTCGGTGTCGCGGGTTCAGCCGGCGGATGTTGCCGATCTGGAGATCATTCTAACGATGGGCCTCAAGCGCACATTCGGCAGGGTCAAGACGGATCTAACGCCTGAACTGTTGTTCAAGGCGGCGCGAGAGGGCGTCGTATCGTTCTGGGTTATCTTCCATGATAGGAAGATGTCGGGATCTATTGCTGTTGCCCACCTCCCTGATGGGACGGGCGACATTCTAACGTTAGAGGGGACGAAGGGACTGACTTGGGTTCCTGGGTTGTTTGCAGAATGGGCCGACAAGCTCCGTGGGTTGGGGTTGAAACGATTGGCGCTGACGGGCCGTAAGGGTTGGCTCCGTGTTCTAGAGCCTCTTGGATTTGTGTCTGAACCAGACGATGGCGGAACGCTGATAATTATGAATAGGAATTTGTGACATGCCGAGCGGCAAAGACAAGAAGAACCTCGTTGAACAGATCCTCCCCAAAGCGGGCGAGAACTACGAGGGGTTTCTCAACAAGGGCATCCCCCAGAACCCAAGCGCCATTGCTGACAATCTGGGTGGGATAGCGGCTGGCGAGAACATCAAGGGTGGCTCCCCGCAGTTCAAAGCCGCCCAGGACTATCAGGCAGGCAAACTGGCGACCGATGTGAACCGATCCTTCTCAGACATGGGCCGATATGGTTCCGGCGCCCACGCGGGTGTCCTGGCCGATTCTATAGGCAATTTCAGAAACCAGGGCACAGCCAACGAGATCGCCAGGCAACAGGGCTATCAATTACAGGCCGCTGGGGCGTTGTCAGGCGAACAGCAGGGCAACCAACAGACGGCACTTAATGTGACAGCAGGGGCACCGGGCTTCCTCGCAGGCGACCCCAGAGGTGGCAACCAGCTAGGTGGGGCCGCGGGTGGTGCGTTGAGCGGTGCCGTCGCTGGTGCTAAATTTGGTCATCCGCTTATTGGTGCCACCCTTGGTGGCCTAGGCGGTTGGTTGGGAGGATACTAATATGTCAGCACTTCAGTTTACAGCTCCTCTGGCCCCGCCGGCACAAAGCACATTTGGCCCTCAGAGCGCGATGAGCACTCTTGGGATGGCCCCCTCGTTGGAGTCCTTGGGTATTACAAGAACGCCTAACGCCTTGCCGGCAAATGAAGGGACGTTCCCTGCTGATAGGGCTGAGTTAGCCTTTCGGGGTGGCGGGTTGCCGTTAAACCCCACTCCCGTTGCGACCAACTCGCCCCCTCCTGTCGTCCCTGACGCTGCTGCCTCTAACGATTACCGCCCCATCGGGCAGGGCGGTATTATCGACAGGCTCAAGGGCTTCGGAGAGAACGCCCGTAGCGGCCCTCTCGGCCAAGCCATAAGCGACAACAGCGAGATGTTGCTAGGGATAGGCGCGGGCCTCTCTACGCCTTCAGGTGGGGTTATGGGCCCGAACATGGGTGCTGTGGCTCAGGGCATCTCTGGGGGTATGGCCGCTGACGAACAGCGCGCACAACAGCAGGCGTCGGATCAGGCTTTGACTGCTCTGTTCCAATCCCCGCAATTTGCTGCCCTTTCCCAAGAGTATCGGGATGTTTTGGCGGCTAACCCTGACTTGGCTAGGGAACTCGCTATTCAGCAGATGGGGCAATCATTGGCACCGCAGGGTGATTCTGTTAGGCCGATGAATACAGAGGAACGGGCCGCGTGGGGCATAGCGGCGGACGATACCCGTCCTTGGGGTATGGACACCACCACAGGCGAGCCGATGATAATTGGCGCTTCTGGACAGACGTTCAATCTCGGCGATCAGGTTGACGAGCGCCCCGCTGTGGGAACGCCTACCGCTGGTAGGCAGCTAGTCCTCGACGAGGAAACGAACAGATGGACCTCGGAAGAGATTGAGGGAGATGTGGCGGAGCAAAAACGTCTTAACGATGAACGGGCGGCTGTTGTAGATCGAGCTTCCCGCATCAGGAACGCTGGTGTTGTTCTGAGGTCGATTGCGGGCGCGGCACAGTTAGTATCCGATAACGAAAAACTTATTGGTATCTGGAGCATACCGCTCCAGGCGATAAATCTGCCAGAGGCAGAGGGGTTGCTGGCATACATCGACAACATTGAGGGCATCATTGCCGTTGATACGCTGTTGGCGTTGAAGGCCGCAGCGGGGAACGGAGCAAGCGGGTTCGGTGCTCTGTCTGAATCTGAATTGGACTTGCTGAAGCACATGCTCGGCACTCTGTCCACGTCCACCGATCCACAGCAGTTTATTGATACGATCAACGATATTTACCTTGTCTACAGCAACATCATTGAAATTCTACAGGCAGAGGATGTCGTTCCCCCAGGCGGCGATAATAATATTATAGAACTGGTGCCCAACTGATGGAAACATTTGAGTTTTATCTTGATGGCGATAACGGGTTTGTTCTCGTTGAGCCGGGGCAAGCGGCGCCTGCCGGG